AGGAGGCCACGACTGGCAAGATTTGGGGCAAAATTTATTGCGATTGGCTCAAGTAATAAACACTTCTCGCGGTTTGCCGTCTCAATAGCCGATTTGATAGTGAGACACACGAAAAAGCCGTATCAAGATGCCGCATGGCCCTGACGCAGATCCAACTCGCCCGCGCGCTCGACGCGAACCAGACGAGCATCAGCCTGTGGAAAGCCCAAGGGATGCCGACCGACTCGGTGGAGACGGCGAAGGCGTGGCTGGCGGCGAACATCCGCCGCAGGAAGGGCGGCAAGCTCTCAGCCCCGCCCGCGAGCAGCAACCCGGCGATGGGGCCGAAGGCGCGACTCGACCGCGCCGCCGAGGGCGAGCTTCGGCACTACGAACTTTGGAAGGCTGCCGCCAACGTGGACGAAATAAACAGCCGCACAGTGGCCGAACTGGCGGGAGCGTGGCGGGACAGTCGGAAGGCAGCAGCACAAGCGGAGCAGGAATTTTCGCAATTCCTTTCGATGACCAAGACCACGCTGAACAAAGCCGAGACGGTGGCGGCGATTCGTGGGCTAATCTCGGCGGCGGTGCAGGATTTTTCGACGTTTCAATGGGGGGAACAGGCGACCTCGATACTGCGAAAACATCTGGCGACATTGCCGCCATCCTTGAGCGAGCAGACCAAGGCGGATTAGCCGAGGCTTGGGCGGCAAGCCATGAAGTGACGATTGCCCCGCCAAAGCCGGGGGTGGTGGCGTGGGCCGAGGGGAATCTGAAGCTCTCCGAGCGAATCACGAACAAGCCGGGGAGCTACCTGACCCAGCGCACGCCGTATGTGCGCGAAGTGTTGGAATGCTTCGCAGACGAAAGGGTGCGGAGGCTGGCGCTGGTATGGGGGGCGCAGACATCGAAGACCACGGCCATCATCGTGGGCATGGCCTACAAATTGGACAACTCGCCCGCGCCTTGTCTGTGGGTCATGCCGTCCACGCACCTGGCGCGGTCTTTTTCGGAAACGCGGTGGATGCCATTGATTGACCAGAACCCGACGCTCGCTAGGCACAAGCAGGCCGATCCCGACAAATACCGACTTTTGGAACAACACTTTGACCGCATGAGCGTGTGGTTCACAGGCAGCAACAGCCCCGCCTCGCTTTCCTCGCGCTCGATTGCCGCGCTGTGCATGGACGAATTGGACAAGTTCCCGGCCAAGGGCGGCAAGGAATCAGCGCCTTTGCAGTTGGCCGAGGCCCGCGTAGCGACCTATCCGCAGCATATCATCATCACAACCTCGACCCCGACCTATGAGGATGGGGCCATTTGGGAAGAATGGCTGAAAGGCGACCAGCGCAAATACTTCGTCCCGTGCGAGGCCTGCGGCGAAATGTTTGTCTTGGAGTGGGAGCGCATCAAGTGGGCGCAGGAAGCCAAGCAAGATTCCGCGTGGAACATGGAGATTGTCTCGGAATCGGCGCGTTGCCATTGCCCGAAGTGCGACCACGCGCACACCGAGGCCGACAAAGCGCAGATGCTTGAGCGTGGCGAATGGCGGGCGACTGACCTTGCCGCCGAGCCAGGGCGGCGCAGCTACCATCTGTCCTCGCTCTATGCTCCTTGGCGGCGGTGGTCGGATCTGGCCGTGAAATTCCTTCAAGACCGCGAGACGCCGGGGGGCTTGCAAGATTTCTTCAACCGCGAACTGGCCCTGCCTTGGGTGGCGGCGGGGTCACTCATCACCACGGCGATGATCCGCGAGCGGGTGGATGCCTCGCCGCGTTACACGATAGGCCAGCCGCCCGAAGGCAAAATGTTGGGTCGCATCATGTCGGTGGACGTTCAGCAAACGGAACTGTGGTGGATTATCCGAGAATTGCACGAAGACGGGAGCAGTTACTTGGTCGATTACGGGGCGGCGATTGGTTGGGATTTGGTCATGGAAAAGTTCCGCCACTACAAATGCTTCAAGGGTGTAGTCGATTCGGGCTATGCGGCGAAGACCCCGGCAGGCGTTTACGATTTTGTGGCGCGGTCGGGCGGTCTATTTTGCGCGGCCAAGGGGCGCACCGTGTCGCAGGGATTGCGCGAGCCGTGGAAATTTCAGCAAATCTTGGGCGCGGGTCACAATATCTGGATGCTGCAATTCGACGCCGAGTTTTGGCAGGCAAGGCTCTACCATGACGTTTTGCGCGATGGCCGGGGGCGCTGGTATCTGCCGCGAGATATAGCGAAGGACTACGTTTCGCAGTTGCAGGGAGAGGCGCTGATCGAAAAAGAGGGCGTGGCGCGGTGGCAGCGCCTTGGGCCGAACCACCTGGCCGACTGCGAAAAGATGGCGCTGGTTCTGATCGACTCCATCATGTCGCAGTTTCAAGCGGGCCAGCCCGCTCCTTGACACACGCCGCGAGTGCGTGACGGACGCTGCTATTCTGGCCCAAGTTTTTACGGCCTCTGAACTTTCGCAACTCAAAGCCAGTTGTAAGGCTCAGATCCTTGCTGGCGGGGCGAGTCAGGCGTTCGTGGTGTCAAGCAGCGTTGGCGGGCGCAGCGTCACCCTGCAAAAATCCTATGACGCTTGGGATATGCTCGGCCTTATCGAGACGGCGCTGGCGATCAATGCCGGGACGATTGGCAACTCGCGCGTGACGCAGATGCGCTTCCCGAACCGCACATGAAAACCAAGCAGACCAAATTTGTTGACCGCGTAGCCGCAGCCTTCGGGTTCTCGCGCATGATTGAGGCCGTGAACCACCGCAGCGAGGAGCGTGGTTGGGTTTACGCGCAGGCGCAGGATTCCAAAGTCGACCTTTCCTCCTATGACCGCACCCGCCTTATGGCGCTTTCGCGTAAATGTTTCTACAACAACGCGATAGTGCGGGGCGCAGTGCGCGACAAGGCCATGTATTCCGTAGGCAGCGGCATCGGCATTCGTCCGCAAGCCATGTCAGGGGATCAAGCGTGGGACGATGCGGCAGAGCAATGGTGGGAGAATTGGGCGCGCTCGCCCGAAATCAGCGGGCGGCACGATATGCGCTCCCTGCAAATGCTCGTCTCGGAGGCCATTGACCGGGACGGGGAAATTTTCGCCATCCTCACGGCCAAGACAGACGGCGCTCCCGCCGTGCAAATTGTTGAGGCGCACCGCGTAGAGTCGCCCGACACCTCGGCAAGCAACAGCGGGGTGGTGGACGGCGTGAAGCTCGACAAGTTCCAGCGCCCGCTTGGCTATTTTATCGGGGAGGGCGACGAATACCCGCGCCGCCACCGCGAGGTGAAGGCCGACGCCATGCTGCACGTTTACGAGCCAGAGCGCGCCGACCAAGTGCGCGGTTATCCTGCCATCGGCGTGGCGCTCAACAGCGTTTTGGATCGGGACGAACTTCTCCGCTTTGAGATGATGGCGGCAAAAGCTGGCAGCAGTATTGGCCTGGTCATCAAAAACTCCACGGGGAACATTGGCGCGGAAGGATTCCTTGGCGACTTCAGCAAGGACAGCAACGGCAACCTAACCCGCGAAAGCATTTTCGGCGGCGGGCTGGTTCCGCGCATGAAGAATACGGAAGACATTCAATCTTTCGTGATGAACCGCCCGAACGAGAAGCTCGACAAACATCTTGAGCAATACATTCGCGCAGCGGCCATCGGCCTTGGCCTGCCTTACGAGTTTGTTTGGGACACCAGCGCGATCGGCGGCGTGGCGCAAAGGTTTATCATTCAGAAGGCGGCGAGATGCTTTGCCGCCCGCCAGGATGTGCTGGTTAATGCGTTCTTGTCGAAACTTTGGCGCTATGCGATTGCCCGCGCCATCTCGCGCAAAGAACTTCCCATGAATCCTAGCTGGCAGTCTGTCGGATGGCAAACTCCGCGCTCGATCACAGTGGACGTAGGCCGCGAGGCCACCGCCCGCCGCGACGATGTAAAGGCCGGGCTAATGACGCTCTCGGACTACTTCGGTGAGCAGGGCATTGATTGGAAGGAGGCTGTGGCCGAGATTGCGACCGAACGCGAATTTGCCGCCGAGCTTGGCGTAGTGATCGGCGTGGAGCAGGCGCAGCCGCAAGCTGCCGTGGTGGAAGTTATCCCTGCGCTCGATGCGCCAGCGGACAGCGCCCCGCAGTTGGAAAGCAAAGAAGAGCCGACAGAGTTGGCCCTGCCCAAGAAGCGCAAACGCATCTACCGCCGCAAGAAGGCGACTGCTTGACATGAGCGCGTTCGAGTATGGACGCCCTCAAATTTGAAGGAATATCTGTCGCCACGGTTGGCCCTGCGCTCGGCCACGCCATGATGGTGGACGATGTGACGCTGTTGCAGGCCGAGGCCGCAGGCGTTGCTGGTTCACCCGTCAAAGTCTTTGTCGATCACGACGAAAGCATTGATTCCCTCATTGGATTCCTCGCCAACTTCCGAATTGTCGAAGACCAACTTCGCGCTGACTTGGAACTTCTCGGCTCGCACCCGCAGGCCACTTTCTACAGCGAGATCCTGACCAAAGCGCCAAACCGTGTCGGTTTTTCCATGACGTTTAGCGGAACGCCCGACGAGCAAGACGGAAAGCGTTTCGCCCGCGTCTCGGAACTGGTCAGCGTGGATCTGGTTTCCCGCCCCGCCGCCAACCCTGACGGCGTTTTCCGCGCCGGGTCTGAGCCCGAAGCCGCGCCCGAAGTTGACACCGCCGCAGTGGGCATGACTGAAAATAGTTCTGTCGCCAAAGTTGAGTTTGACGCTCAAGCCGCCATCGAATCGTTGGCCGCTTCGGTTGCCGATCTCAAGTCCACCGTGGACGGCATTGCCGCCGCCAAAGAAGAAACCCCCGCGCCCGTTGCCGCTCCCGTTGATTCGGAAATGGCCGCGAAGCTCGATGCCGCGATGACCAAGCTCTCCGCTCTGGAAGTCGAACTCGCCGCTCGCGGCGACAACGCCATCACGGGCAACGGTTCCGCCGTTTCGGTCGAAGACGCTTACGCTTCTGGCGACCGCGCCACCAAATTTGAAATCGTCCGCAAGGCGCTTGAGGCCAGCGATTTCTCCCTCATCAACAAGCTCAAACAATCCAAATAACCTACTAACATGGCCTCCATCACTGGTCTTAACGACGACATCATCTCGTCAGCGGCGCTCAAAGCGTTCGTTGATTCCCTCCATCCGCTGAACGCTTTCAGCGTGAACTACAACGCCGAAGCCGCGCGCAAAGGCGAAGTGGTGAGCATCCCGCTCATTTCCTCGATCACCGCCTCCACGTTCAACAACACCTACGAAGGTGCGGACGGAGACGTTACCCTCACCGCCCGTGAGGTCACGATCGACAAGCACTATCTCAGCACGGTCGATTTCACTGACACGCAGTGGAGCAAGTCCTCCGCGCTCACCCCGCAGATGCTGGCCGAAATCGGCGCAGAGCAGGGCCGCGCAGTGGCGCAAGCCTTCATCAGCGCAGCCTGGGGCATGATCACCACGGGTAACTTCGGCGCGGCGGTTGCCTCGTTCACCTCGGCCTCGTTCTCGATGGCCGATGTTCGCAAGGCCCGCTTGGAACTCACCAAGGCCAAAGCCCCGCAGAACGACCGCGCGTTGTTCTTGGAGCCGGAAGCCTACGACGCTCTCCTCTCCGACAGCACCAACATCCTCGCTAACCTCAACTTCGGCCCCGAAGGTGTGCGCGAGGGAGTGGTTCGCCGTCTGGCGGGCATGAACGTCTACGAGTCCACCCTGATCCCGGCCACCAACGTCGGAACCAGCATCACCCTCGCAGGCTTCGCGGTGCATCCCTCGGCCATCGCCGTGGCGATCCGCACCCTCCAGCCGCAGGCTCCGAGCGAATACTTGGAAGCCCGCACCGTGGTCGATCCCGTCAGCGGAATCGGCCTGGGTTATCGTCGCCACTACAACACGGCGAACGGCACCCACTTCCTCAACTTCGAGGTTGTCGGCGGATTCACCTACGGCATCACGGCGGGTCTTAAAATCCTCGCCAAGAAAGCCTAAAGACTGTTCTGGTTCGTGTGTTCAGCAGACCCCCGGCTATGCCGGGGGTTTTGCTTTTGGTGAAGTTGACAGGCCCGCCGTGGCCGCATGGACACACAGCCTTCCTTGGCGTTGGTCGCTATTACTGGAAATAGCGAGGGTTACATCGGGCGATTCATCGAGGCTTTCCAAAAGCTCACGCCCCACATCTACATTGTCCGCGCCTGCGGCGGCAGGGAACCAGATCGTTCGCTCGACATTGCCCGCGAAATGGGGTGCAAGACGGGCGAATACAAAAACGCCGAAGCGTTCCAGTTTTGGGATCATGTGGACAACTTTGCCGCCGCCCGGCAGATGGCGACGGACATGGCCGAGGCAGACGGCCACGACTGGCTCATTTGGGCCGATACGGACGATATTATTGAGCAAGAGTCCTGCGACATCATCCGCCAGCATTTGCGCGAGACGGCCCCCACGACCACGCTGGCGATGGTTCCCTATCGGTTGACCAATAATGGACTAAACCTCTTGCGTGAGCGCATCTGGCGGCGCGGGACGGCCAAGTGGGACGGCGCTGTTCACGAACACCTTGAACCCTTGGACAAATCGGGAGACGGGCAAGTGAGGTGGGAGGACGCCCGCATTGTCCACGCCCCTGACGAAAAGAAAGACGAGGCATCCGAAAAGCGCGGCAATGCCCGCAACTGGCGCATCATTGAATCGCAGCCCGACTGGGACAAAGACCCGCGCTGGATTTTCTACGGCAGCCTTGAGCATTTCGGCATGAAAAAGGATGCGCGCGGCATGGAACTCGCCATCGAGGCGCTCAAACACGAATCGCTCTCAGGGGATGAGCGGTATGAGCTTTATCTGCAACTCGCCATGCGGACGCAGGCATTCGCGCCGAAGAAATCGCTATTGCACGAAGCCTACAAGGTCAGTCCGTGGCGCAGGGAAGCCTTGGCCCAACTCGCGGCCACCAGCCTGGACAGCGGCGAGGCGCAAGATGCCCTGGCCTATGCCCGCGCATTTATGGCCCTGCCTGTGCCAGAGATTGTCCCGTGGACACACCGCCCGGTGGTCTATGGCTTCGGCGGCGTCGGGCTTTACGCCTGCACTCTGCGCGCCAATGGCGACACCGAGCGCGCCGATCAATTTGAATTGGAGTGGTTCAAGAAGTGCGGGGCAAAGATCAGCGTATGCCACCCGACCCGTGGCCGTCCGCTGCAAGCTGCCGAGACGCGCAAGAAGTGGCTGGAAGCGGCCAAAGACCCGCAAAGCGTGGAATACATCTTTGGTTTTGCCGAGGATGATGACGAGACGCGGGACGTTTTGGGTCGATTCAAGCACGGCCTTTCGCCCGCTGGCCTCATGGATCAAGTCGGCGGAAACGCCGTGGCGAATTACAACGCGGCAGTAAAGGCATCGTCAGGGCAAATCATCGTCACTGCACAGGATGACATCGAGCCGCCGCTGTTTTGGGACGAGCTTGTTTGGCAGGCGTTGGAACCGCACCTAAAGCGCCCGAAAGTGCTTGGCGTGAAAGACGGCCACCGCACGGACGGCCTCATGGTGACGTTCATTTGCACCCGGCCAACCCTCGGCTGGCTTGGCAACGGTGGAGGAATCCTGTCTGGCGACTATCACGGCATTTATTCCGACACGGAATTTTCCCACCGCACGCGCAAAGCCGGGATCGTCTTGGACAGCGAGATTGTGTTTCTGCATAACCACCCGTTTTTTGATCCCAAGGTCGCCACGGATGCCGTCTACGATGTGGAGAACTCCGACGCGGCCAACAAATTCGGGGCCGAGGTCTTCAAGCGCCGCAACCCTGACGCCTTTGACTCCAAGGATTAGGGCATGGCAAGCCAGTTAGACACCGCGCACATCCTTGGCGTGGCCGCGATTACCGATGTCGGCGGCGAGTGCGTGACCATTGGCGGGATCGACTACAAAGCTGTAGTTGGCGACACCGAAACCCGCGACGAATTGGCCGAAGGCGGTGTGAGGCAAATCCGTAGCGTGCGCCTGGCGCTCCAAGCCAGCGCCTTTGAGCCGCGCTTCGACAAAATCGACAACACCGTTCCTGCCATCTGGAGTCGCGTCACGGTGCGCGGGCAAGAGCTTCAAGTGTTGGCCGTCTCGCAGGACGGCGCAGTGGTCGAAATCACAGCGGGCGGCTTGGCCGAATAGTTATGGCGGCGGCAGTCTCAGCCGACATTACGCTGGATGAATTGCGTAAGTTCGTCCCGAAGTTCGTCAATGCGACAACAAAAGAAGTCGGGCAAGAACTTATCCGCCAAGCAAAACTGCTTGTGCGTGATAGCGGCGACAATGGCCTGCTGTCCATCACGCCGCCGAAAGACGAGGGCCAAGGCGTCGGCGCAGTCACGCGAGACATCAACCGTGTCTTTGTCAGCGTTGCCGTCATTCGCAAAATCTTGGCCGATAGCGGAGTGCGCGGGGTGTCTGTCGCGTTCAGCCGATACATGAAACAGGGTGGCCCAAATTACTCAGAGGCCCGCGCCTTGGATCTTCTGAACAATCAGACCCCGACGCTGGTTGAGGTGCGCCCCTATACCACGAAAAAAGGAAAGCGCGTCAACAGCTACACACAGACGCGGAAAGTGTCGGCAGTGGGCGAGCCAAAGTTGGGCAATCTTCAATATGTGGGCCAAGAACCAAACCGCAATCTGCACAAGAGCAGGCAAAATTCTCAGGGCCGAGTGAACCAAGCGCATTGGTCGCAGCTTGTCGTTAGCAAAGGCAAAATGAACAGCTACACGACCAAAATGACCAAGCGCGTTGGAACGCTCAAGGCGGGTTGGGGCGCTGCATGGAAAGACCTCGGACTTGTAGGGGCGGGCGCGCTCAATTTGCCAGAATTTGTCAGCAACAATCTTACGCGAGGCAGCGGGAAGGGCCGCAGGAGCTTCGGCAATCCTTTGAATATGTATATCGAAATGGCGAACACCGCAAAAAACGCCAGCGACAAAATCCGCCAAGGTCGGGTTAATTGGTTGCTTGAGTTCCGCCAGAAACAGATCGAACGCGAAATGAACAACCGCCTCGGCAAGTTAGCAAAAGCCGCATGATCCACCGCCAATTAGAAGCTCAATTTGCCGCCCGCATCGAAGCCGCCCGCACGGGAACCGCGCTCGCAGGCATTCCAATTCGCTATGCCGTTCCGACCGATCCGCTGGCCCTGCCGTGCGTTATCGTCTCGGCGGCAGGCTCCGAGCTTGTCGAGGGCGGGGTGAGATCCGCCAGCCGGGTAAGCATGGATTTTAGCGTTCTGACCTCGGCCAATGACGGAACAGGCTGGCAGACATCCCACAAGAACCGTGTGGCCGCGCTCTCGCGTATTTTGGACGATACCAATACCAACACCGCGCTTGCCGCCATCAACGCGGCACAGACCGATTTAACACTATACGGATGGCATCTGGTCGAGCTTTCGGGCAACACCGCACCGAACATCCAGACCGACACCATCCGCATCAGCGCCGTGGCAGGCGACCGAATCGCCACCGCACCCACAGGCCCGACATCGGCCACTCCGCAAACCTACAGCCTGCGCCATGAGATCGAGCAAATCGTGTCAGCCCACCTTGGCACCGAGCTTCCGAGCGCCGTAACAGACGATTACACCGTGTATCCCTACTACTCGGAAACCACAGCCCCGCCCCGGCGCATTGTCGCCGCCTGCTTGTCGGCCAGCCGACCCTTCCCGCAGTTGGCCCGATGGCAGGCTGATGCCACCATTCACATCATCAGCCCCGGCGAATACGCCAGCGCCCATGACGAGGTGGTGGAGCAAGTCGAGGAAACCCTGCGCGAGATCGTGGCCCAAGACTTCACCTCGGCCAACGTCACGGTTGCCGGGCTGTTGGAAAGCGCGCACTCGGTCGATACGGCCAACAACCGCATTACTGACGTTCTTAGCGTGACCCTCTATTGCCAGCAGAATTGACACGCCCGGCGAGGGTATGCCTATCAGCTACGGTGTTTCGGGCGCTTTTTCCAAAAGCACGGCCAAGACGTTTGAGAAACTTCTGGTGCAAGACCAGAACGGCGTCACCACGACGATTATCTCAAAGTATGTCCGCACGGAGACAACCACCGAGACGGTTGGAACTACCTTCGGCGCTGGCACAATTGGCAGCAACGAAGTTCTAAACGCCACCATCACCGCCCAAGTGGACGAGCAACTGATCGAAAGCGGAAGCGCATCGTCTTCGCCAGCGGCCATCCGATTCTACAACCCTCGCGCCGAGGCTTCGGCTCAGGTTTTGGGCGACTTCACGGGCAGCAGCTTCTCGCTCGACAGCATTTCTTTTACTGTTCTGAGCGCCGAAAAGGCCGAAACGGCAGGCGATGTGGTCAAGACCAACATCCGTGGCACGGCCATCAACACGGCGACAGTCGGCGGATCAACCCTTACCACGGGCGACCATTCTTCGACTTCCACCATCCGAGTTGAAAAGCGGTTTGGTAACACCGATTACCAGCGCGTCACCGTCACCACGGTCGCTTTTGCCGGATCGTAAGGGCTCGCGCTATGGATGCGCTGGCCGCTGAAGCGTTCTTAAACGCGACACACCGCGTTTGCGGGCTGCGAATGCTCCCGCTTTCCGTGGGCCATGCCTTCACCTTGGAAGCTATCGGCTCGCCATTTTACCACGGGCAGATGGGCAGCGAGCAGGAATTGCGGCTTGCCGCATGGATCTGCTCGCGCCCCGCGCTGGTCTTGCCCGACATGGATTCCCTGGCCTGCCGCCTGTGGAAGTGGCGCAAGATTGATTTTGTGGCCGAGGTTGCCCGCTGGCGCACCTATGTCGCGGACTACTGCGCCCCGCCGCAAATGTGGAACAAGCAACCCAAAGCAGGCGAGGAGCGCGGCGAGCCTTCCAAAATCCCCAACGCCATCAGCACCGTGGCCCGGCTCATGCGCCTCGGCATGAGCGAACAGCAAGCGTGGGCCACCCCCGTGGGCGCGGCGGCATGGTATGAGGCCGCAGCCTACGAGACAGAAAGTGGCTCACACCTCGATATCGTGACCGACGCCGAGCGCATTGCCATTGCCCGCAGCAAGGCCAAGAAGGAGGACGAATCCAATGGCTGAAGTTAAGGTAAAAATCACAGCGGCCAACCAGACGCAAACTGGCTTTCAGTCCGTCTTGGCTGACGCACAAAAGACGGCGACACAAGTGCAGCAGACCTTTGCGCGGGCATCCACCGCGCCAAGAATGCCGCAAGTAAAGCAGCCGGGCGGCAGCGGCGGGCCGATAGACATTGATATTGGCGACTACGGCCTTGGGCCGCTGCGGGAATTACAGGAGCAGCTTAAAAAGGCCCGCGAATCGGCACAGCAGGCTTTTGATCCAGCGCCCGCAGAGGAATTTGGCGGCGGGATAGCCCGCAGCGCCGGGCGCATGACGCTGTTAGTCGCTGGAGCCGCCGCAGTTGGAAAAATCGTCTCGGCTGCGTTTGACCAACTAAGCACCGCCGTAAAATCTGCCATTGGCATCCAAGAGCAATTTAATCAGACCCTTTCCCAAGCGGGACGGGCCACAAGCCTATCGGGCGCTATTTCCGAATTTACCCAACTCAGCAACGCGGCAAAACAAACAGGCAAAGTCATTGCCGAAACCTTCGGCAAAAACATAGGCGAGGCCATCGCCAACGCCTTGCAGGGCCGACCGGGGCAGCTAATGGCGCGGCTGGCCGATCTAAGCACAGGCGGGGCGGTGCGCGGAGAATTGGATGCGGGGCAAGAGCAACAGCGGCGCATTGCCAGAGAAAACATGATGGCAAACATGGCGCGGATGGACTTGGAGGCGTTTGAATTGACGGGCGCGGGCGGCGATCCCGCCGAAGTTGCGCGCATCAAAAGAGAACAAGAAAAGCGCAGGGAAATTGAAGATTTGCAATCGGGCCTTCAATCACAGGGGGCCGATCCTGCAAGTATTGAGCAGCAAGTAAGAGAACTGCAAGGCATCCAAGCCATGCAGGATCAAATGAGCGCGCAAGCCCGCGAATTTGCCGCTAATCAGCAGACAGCGGCAACCACCGCGCAGACCGCGCAGATCGGCATGACGCCGCAAGAAAGGCTGGCGCAAGAGCAGGCCAATCAAACTCGATTGCAGGGCGAGGTTGTCGGCGCGTCTCAAGGCGCGCAATCAATGGCCGAAATCGCCGCGCGCGTGGCCGAACTGAACGCTGAGATTGCCAAGAGCAAACAAGTTCAAGCGCAACTGGAAAAACAAATAGCCGACGAGGCGGAAAGAAACGCCAAGGCACAAGCCGCCGCGCAACGCAGCGCGCTTGCCTCAACACAATCGCAGGCAATGGCGAACAGGCGGGCGACGATGACCCCGCAAGAGCAGTTGGATTTTGAAATGCAGGGGCTGGCCGACTTGGAGGGTTTTGTCGGGCCAGAGGTTGAAGCGCAGAAAGAAGCGGCCATCGGGCGAATCATGGCCTTGCAGCAACAAATCCAAGGCCAGGGCCAAGGCGCTTTGGTTGGATCAATGGGCGCATCATCCTTGCAGCGCATCGGCTTCGCCTCAAACGAGTTTTTCGACACCCGGCGCAGGGAAGACCCAAGCAAAGAAACAAAGCGGGCGGCAGACGCGGCCAAGCAAATTTACGAACTCCTCAAAAAAGGCGAGCCGCTGGTTCTGCCTGCATCCTCATAACCTATGGCACAAATCGAAACAACAGGCGGCGGGTATCTCGACAGCGGCGACAGAAAAGTTCTTCGCAAGGTTTACGTTTCCACAGGCGGGCAACTCATCAACATCCCGACAACCGAACAGGGCTTCCCCCTTTCCTCCGTCAGTGCGAGCGAAGAACCCGGCGGCATCCGCCGCGCCGTGGCCGAATACTCCCAAGGCGGCGAAGGTGGGGCCAGTTACAACCAATACGGAAAAAGGATCGAGCTAACGGGCGGCACGCGAGAGGTTCCGATTCAGACGCACCCCAAATTCAAAGACCTAACCGAAACGCAGTTGGCCGCAGTAATGACGAAGATTGAAAACCCCACCCCTGACGAGTGGGCTATTTTTTCAAACGAGACACAGCAACTTCTCTACAACTTCCTCCGCAAAAAAGTGGAATATGCGCTCGCGCCTGCCGTGGTTGGCCGCATCTCGGAAATTGAATCCACCCTGCCAAGCCTGTCGCCTATTGCTAAAGTGGCCGACCCCTCGGAGCTAAACGCCCCAAGTGGAACCTTCTGGGTCTGCACGGCGATTACAGCCAACCCGATCGGCACCCGCTACGAAGTTACCCGCGAATACACGCTCAACTTCAGCGAGTGGGATGATGTGGAGCTTCTCTACGGCTGGAGTTAGCCCATGTCCGACTTCGCGCAAATCCGCTTTCAGCCCAACAGGCCGCTCCTGCGCGAACTGTCTGCCGATCGTCTCAACACGATCCTGCAAGAGATCAAACGCAACAAGCCCAAGGGCGAGCGCGGCATCACAGTCAGACAAGACGGCACAGGCACCTACATCGGCCTAGCCGCTTCCCTGCCACGCGGCGGCACCTCTGCCCCAACGACCCGCCAACCGTGGGACTTAATCGCCCGCGTCGATCCCGACGCCGATCCTGAAGACGAGAATCCGCCTTATTTTGTGCGCGTCCAGCCCGGCACGCTCAACGGCATCCTGCCTTCAAATTGGGACGAGCAATTTACCTGCGCAGGAACGGGCCTGCATTACGCCAAAGCCGTCATCGCCACAGACGGCGTGAACATCACGGGCCTGACGATTGAGATTGATACCGAAGAACCTCCGCTGCAAAGCGCCCTACTTTTCAGCGTGGACGATCCCGTGACGCTGCTATTCGGCCTGTTTGCCGAGGGGCAAGTTTACCGCGTCATTGGCCCCGGCGACATCATTGCCACACCAGAACTGTGGCTGACCAAGGCAAAAGACTCGCCGCCCGCCGTTGGCGAGCTTCCTTGGATCAACTATTACCGACTCACATAGCCGTGATTACTTGGACGGTAAACACCACGGCGGCTGTCAGCACTTCCGTGTCGGGCTCCAACTCGTCCACGCATAGCAGGAGCGTCACAGGAACTTATCTTTCCAATACTGGAAGCGGCCCGTCACAAACAAAAACGAATAGCTTTTTTACGCAGGGCAGTTCGTCCTCAAGTTTTAGCTCCGTTACTTCAAACGGCACTACGCTTGCCACCAATTACTCAACGACATTCCTGTCCACCTCACAGTTTGCTTTCGATGTGGCCGCAGGAAACCAAACCAACACAAGCGGACGCACCATAAACTCAACCACGGCGTCGGTTAATGTGCAAACCACGACCGCAAGCACACGCGAATACACGTTCTATCCAACGACACTTGCCAGCGTGGCAACGAGTGGGTGGAGCTACGATTCGGAGCAGTCATTGTTTACCGCCACGGCGGGTGAGGTTTCCAGTATAACGCTGGCGACTTTTACGCAATCTTCTCAAGAAACATTCATCACCACCACAAACTCAGGAACGGCATCCGATGGCGGCCACAGACAAACGCACTACCGAGCGGATCGGTTCACGCGGCCCGTGTTTGTTAATGGGGTTGAAATAGCCCAAACGCAGCACGAAGTCTTGTGGGCCGCAAATGCACCAGCCAGCGAGCCCTTGGATGTCGCGGGCTATCCCGCCAGTGAATCAGCCACAACTGCAACCTCGTTTGTGCAAAATCCGCCCTCGCAGACGATGGCGCTCGTCTCGACTTCCGCTTCTACAACGCCTGTCAGCAAGACGATCACCACTTCCAAATACACCGTAACCTTTGACGAAGCAGACCCAGCCGCGCCGTTGGCGACTTTCACCGTTGGAACTATCGCGGGCTACCAGCTTCCGATTGTTACGGATGTTGTGCAGCGAGCAACCGCCACAAAATCGGCGTCAAGCAGCTACGGAATCGGCCCCAGCGAGTCGTTTGTCCTCACGCAAAACTCTTGGTCAACAGGAACGCGGTGGCTTACCAGCGTCGAAACCTATTCTGGCTTCTATCGCACCAGCACAATCCGAGAGCGGAGGGGGCTCTATGTCAGCACGACTGAAAACCGCTCGGCGGTCAACAGCGTTTTGGTTTCTTCAACAAGCATCAGCGACCGAACTCTTGACGGAAACACGACCAACTACTCTTCAAGTGCCTCCGAAATAGCCGGGGGGGGCGCGGCATTTTCCGCCGTCCCGATCGTGTGGCAAACAGAGCGGGCGCTTGGAACTGGGCGATTTGTTTTTGAGGAAATCGGAGATGCCGCAACCTCTCTGTTTTTTTACGGAAAAGGCAATTTTGTGGTCAATGGTCAGACGGGCGCGGCCATCACGGGACTGCCAGAGTGTGATCTGGTCTTTAACGACGAGCAGCCGAATCCAATTTGGGCAAAGGTGCATCGCAATGAGGGATTTGCTTTAACGGCGAGGCCTGGCACCTACGACCTCGATCCATCGGGCCAATCTTTCACGGCGGGCAAGCTGTCTGTTTCTGGGAACTCGTTTACCTCAAGCACAAACGACAGCGTTACGTCGGGGTCTGCAAGCGGAAGTTTTGGCCTGAGTCATCCAGCCTTGGAAAACGCGGGCCGAGCGATTGCCCAAGATTTCGCTGGCTTCCCCAATATTGAAGGGCGCGCAGCGGGCGGCTCACCAAGCCCTGACGAAACGGTTGTCGGGGCAACTCGGCAAGGGGCATACCGCGTTTATTTTCCGTCAGCGCCAGCCACGACCACTTACTTTTCAAGGCAAATCAAGACCAGCGCCACGGGCGAGCTTGCGATCAGTGCGCTGGAGGCGCTTTCGTATTTCGTCCCGCAGACAAATCTGGCCGACACGTCGCCAGTTGGACAAACCATGACGGTGTGGCCTGTGGCCCGAAATGCAAACAGCCAGTTTAGTGCTTGGTAGCCTTTGACACTGCCGCCGCCTCCGAGTGCTGGCGATAGCGACATACGCAACAAGGTCTTACTTCTATGCTTGGCCGCAGTTTCTGAGGCGCATCGCCGCCGCAGCCGGGCACCACGCCGAGGCGCATTTTGTTCTGGCAACCGACCAGAGCGAGGAGGCCAAGCAGGCCATTGAGAGCGCCCGCCACGAACTGCCCGAAGGCTGGCGTATCCAAGCCATAACCCTGCCGCTCGATGACGGAGGGGCCGAGGGCAAGGACTACCAGACGCCCGCACAAATGCGGATTGCCGCATTGCAGGGGGCCGCGTTTGCCGCTGCGAGAAAGATCCGCGCTACGGCCTTGTGGTCGGTGGAGGCCGACAACCTTGTCCCGGCAGATGCCCTCCGGGTGGCCGAGTGGGCGCTGACCATGCCGCAGGCAGACGGCTCGCCTTACTACGAGGTCGCGGCGGTCACTTACCCGAATGGCTTATTCTTAGGCGGCAACGGGAGCCCAAATCATCCAATCTGCGAAGACTTCAACGAGAAGGAGCGCAAGCTCCCGCCCCGCCTTGTCCGCGCGTTAGAGGTGTGCCGAGAACGGCTAAAGACCGAGCCAACCAGCGAGAAAGAAGGCAAGCGTCTTGGGCGGCTTGCCGAGCGCGTGAAGAAATGCCCGCCAGACGGAAACGTGTTTGAAGTCACGGCCAAGCACGGATGGCGCAGGCGCGGGTGGATGGACTTTGCTTACCCTGGCATTGGTCGCGGGGCCATCGTGCCGTCAGATTGGTGCGGCCTCGGCTGCACCCTCCTGTCGGCCAAAGCGCTGGCGCTGGCCGATTTTAGCGGCTACGACGGCAGGGGAACGCAAGACCTGTTCCTTTGCTGGCATCGCTGGCACCCGGCAGCGCTGCGGATTGCCTGCGTCCCGCATTGTGTCGCCGACCATGTGAAGCGCGACAAGGACGGCAAGATCGTCCACCACCGGGCCTACCACGAAACAGAAGGCGAATACCGAGGACATCTCCGCGTTCGTCAGCAGCAATGGATGCCATGTTAGCCGAGATCCGCCCACTCACGGCGCACCTCGATGAGCGGGGCAGGCTAACCGAAATCTTTCGGGCTTCGGATGACGCGCACGGATTCGGTCAGGCATACATCACGACCTGCGCGGCGGGCGTGGTGAAGGCATGGCACCGCCACAAGCTGCAAGTGGATCGCTGGTATTGCGTAGCAGGCGCGGCCAAGGTCGGCATCTGGGACGCCGAGGCCAAGCGGGGGCAAACCATCATCCTTTCCGCCGACGCCCCGCAGCTTCTCATCATCCCAGCAGGGTTGTTTCACGGCTTCACGCCATGCCACGGCCACACCTCGGCGGCGATTCTTAACCTACCATCCCACGAATACGACGCTGCCAATCCCGACGAGGAGCGCCGGGGGCCGCTGGCTTTTCCATTTCGGTGGGACGTAGAGAGCCGTTAGCGGCTTTGACACAGAGGGCGAGGGCAAGGCCATGCGCGTCTATATCAACCTCGACAGCAGCGAATTTGTCGTTTCCCCCGTCCTGACGCAACGGGTCAACACGCACTATTTTGTCCGCCGCGACACCGTGCCCGTCGAGGTGCAGTTTGTTCGCAATGGCGGCGTGGTCGAGTTAGGAGCCGGGGCGACGGGTCAGCTTGGGATCAAAAAGACTTACACGGGCAGCTTCCTCGCCAACGATGCGGGGTGGACGAAGACAGGAACGGGATCGGCCACCGTTTACCAGTTCGACTTGGCACTGAACACGACGGAACTCACCGCCGAGTTTAACCCTGACGCGGACACAGACTCAATCACGGCCAAGTTTGAAATTTCTTGGACAGTCAGCGGCACGACGTCCAGCACCATGCCCTGCTCTTGCGTAATCTACAACGATGTGATTCGCGGGACGGAAGGTTCGGTCAGCTTCGCCAACACCATGAACCAGTTCGACCTCCGGGCCAGTGACAACACGATTTGGCGCGTGACCATCGACGCGGACGGAGTTTTGACCACACAGAAAATCTAACATGAAAACCTTCCTTACCATCCTTCTCGTCACCCTCTGCGCGGCCACCGGCTACGGCCAGACCATGAAGGCGCTTTCATACAATGCAAGCAACGGCGTTGTGGCTTATAGCGGCACGAACGACTTGCAGCTTCCGAGCGCGGTCAAATTCGGGGGCGATACTCGCATTATTAGTTCAATTTTTCAATTCGGCGGCGTAGATCGAATTAGCCTTGAAGAAACGCGCTTTGTCGGCGACTGGACGTTTGCGGGCACCATTACTTTTGAGGCCGCAGCCAGCGTTCGCACCAACCTCGACCTCGGAGCCACATGGCTCACCAACGCCAACGTCACCAATTTTCGCACGGCGATCGGGTTGGGGGCTACGAATAATGCCGCATTTCGCGGCCTTACCTCAGACGGCAACATCGTCATCACCAACCAATCGGCCACAAATAACGGGCTACTTTTCGTCTATCGCACCAACAACGAAGCGTTTCTCGGTTTAGCCAACCTCATCGCCAGCAACAACACAACGATCAGCAACGAGACGTTGTTCCGCGTCGGCACGGCAGAGGCGACGAACCGCTCGGCACAGTTCGGCTTCCGCAGCACCAATACCAACGGCAGCGGCGTGGCTGTGTTTAGCGTGTTTGGCTACAACGCGCTTATGCAAATCGGCGTCGATGCCTCAACCAATGCCGTGATCTTTAGCGGCGGCGGCACAAACAACCAAGTGATGACGCTCATCAAGAGTGGGGCCACAGAGTTTGCGCGCCCGATAAGTTTTGCCAACACGACAGACGCTGCGACCACTCGCACGAACTTCGGATTACCGCTCCCCGCCCTCACCAACAACAGCAACGTCACGATCATGCGGGCGCTGGCTGGCAGCACAAACACGAACGAGCCTTATAGCGGCGCGGTTGAATTGAGCGACGGAATCGTTTCGTGGCTGCTTACATTTAGCAACGGCATCCTGTTGAAAATCCACGAGATATGAGCCTCCACACCGCCACAGACTTTATCAGCCGCCCGCTCGTCGGCGTATCGACCTCGATCGGGTCGGTCATTGTGTCGCTAATCCCGCACCTTGAAATGGCAATGCGGCTTGGCGTTTTATTTCTTGGGCTCGTGGCTGGCGTGCTGACTGTCCGCAAAGCATGGAAGGATCGAAACAAATGAGCGCGTGCATTTCCTCCCAGGCCGATCTTTGCTGGACACGGGGCGACTCCGGGCGCCTCGATGTGTCGGTTAAAGACGCGGACGGCGATGCCTACAGTCTGGTCGGGGCCACGCTCTTTCTGACGGTGAAGAACGCGCTCACCGATGCGGACTCCGCCGCCGTGATTCGCAAGGAAGTCACCTCGCACAGCAACGCGGCAGGGGGGCTGTCCCATTTTGATCTTCTGACCACGGACAACGCCACGGCAGGAACGCGCTACTACGATGTGCAGTTGAAGGACTCGACCAACAAAATCTACACGCTTTTCGGCGGTCTGTGGAAAGTGCTTTCCGATGTGACCGTCCGCACCGCACCGCTCGCTTAACGTCATGGCCGCTTACCACAAAGTTGAAGTGTCCCTAAACACCAACGCGGTTGAGGTGGGCGTGCCTTCGCCGCAGACGGTGAATGTGGTAGTGCCGACAATCGGCCCCGCGGGCCCGACCGGCAGCGTCGGCCCCGCTGGCCCAACTGGCCCCCAAGGCGTGCCGGGCACAGGGCTGGAAGTCCTGACCACGCAGGGCGATCTTCTCTACCAAGGTGCGTCCACCGGGCAGCGCCTCGCCATCGGCACAAGCGGCCAAGTGCTAAAGGTCGCCAACGGCATCCCCGCGTGGGGCAACGAGTCGGGTGCGGTCACGAGCGTTAATGGCGAGACGGGCGCAGTTTCCTTGAGTGCGGCAGACGTAGGAGCCGCCGCTGCCGCGCACACCCACGATGGCACACAGGTCGAAATCGTTGCAGATGACGCCACTGGCCCCGTTTTAGCGGCTGGATTTAGCGAAGGCAGCGGCGTCAATGGCATTTATTGGCCCACGGACACAACGGCCAACGCTTTGTTAGTTTACAAGCTGAACCGAACCTACGGAATGTTTTTTGAGGCTGGCCGCTGGCACATTTACGAACTTGCGCCACTCAGCGCAAACATTGTTGTCAGTAGCGACTTAGACGATACGGATTACCCGCATCAATCAAACTGGCCGACAGGATCTGTAACAAAGGCGAGTCTTTCAAATTTTGGCGACAATGCGGCGCAGCAATTTCGTTTTGTTGGCGATAGTATGGCTGTGACAGATGTCACCAATGCCGTCAGCACCTCCGACAGCCGCCTTTCCGACAGCCGCCAGCCCACGCTCCACGGATCAACCCACCACACAGGCGAGACGGATGCTATTGCCGCGCACCAAATTAACGGGCAGACGATTTTCTCGGTGACAAGCGTCAATTATAGCGCCGATCAAACGCTGCCAGCTAATCGCGCAAGGCAGATTACTGTTTCCAACACCAATGCAAGCGGCATCACGCTGACATTGCCGACACAAGCAGAAGGCACCCTGAATGGCGACACCTACGTCATTGTGGGCGGCAGCACAATGAGCGGGCCGATTACGATTCGTGGCGTGGTAAATCTTTCGCCGCTTGTTTACAACACGCTCGTCACAATCACGGCCACAGGGCAGCAATACCGCTTGCGCTCTGGCGGCGGCACTTCTGGAAATTGGTCGCTCATCCCTGTCGATACCCACACCCACACAGGCTCCCAAGTAAGTGTCGGCACCACCGCCAACCTCCCTTTAAAAACAGGCAGTGGCGGCGTCATCGAGGCGGGTTCTTTCGGCACGGCGGCAGGGAGCTTTTGCGCTGGCGACGATGCGCGGCTTTCGGATGACCGCGATCCGAATCTTCATGCCGCGAGTCATGCCGCAGCGGGAAGCGATCCCATAGAGGCCGACGATCTGGCCTCAAGCAACTCCCCCGCAACGGACGATTTGCTTGTTAGCAATGGAGACGGAACAACTCGTTGGGATTCTGTCACAAATGTTGTATCTCCCAATTTGGCGGCATCAGACATTGGCGGGGCGCTTTCTGGAGATATCACCACCAGCGGCCTAACCCAAGCCACCGCCCGCATTCTCGGACGCACGACAGCCAGCACAGGTGCCGTCGAGGAGATCCAAATCGGCTCGGGCTTGAGTCTGTCGGCGGGGGAGTTGTCGGCTACGGGCGGAAGCGGCGTCACCGCAGTCGGCACGACCCTCGCGGACATCCTTTCGGTCAGCGGCAGCGACCTTGTGGCCGACGATCTGGCTGCCGATAAGCTTTACGGGTGGGATGATTCGGAATCCAAGGCGATTGGGTTTATCATTGGCAGCGGGTTGAGTGTGTCGGGGGATACGCTTTCGGCAACGGCCAGCGGCGGATCAAAGACCTACGCCGTTTTTGTGGCAGGATTAGAAAATTCCCCTCCAAGCACTGCGTTTGCGACACTGGATACGAGGTCGAGCATACCATGTTTAGACTTCGACGATGCAACCGACGAGTCCGCTGTATTTATGGGCATCATCCCCGAAGGTGCCTCACTCGGCAGCGGCCTCAAGATCCGCCTGCACTGGATGGCAACCACCGCGACCTCTGGCAATGTGGTCTGGGATGTGTCTTTGGAGCGCATGACCACCGACTTGGATTCAGACTCTTTCGATACCATCGCCAGCGGCACCGCAGCGGCCAACGGCACCAGCGGCATCTTGACCGTGACCGAAATCACGCTGGCCACCATCGACTCCGTGACGGCGGGTGACGGCTTCCGCCTCAAGGTCACGCGGGATGCGAACAATGCGAGCGACACTATGACGGGCGATGCGGAGTTG